GCGGGTTTGGCATGTTCGAGGTGGTGTGAATGTCCTATCGGATTGAGAACAAGTTCCAGGACGGACGCTGGGAAGACGCGGGCCACGACTGGTACGGGAACAGGGCGGACGCGGCAGAGGAGGCGGAGTACTTGTCGGGCGACGCGATTTTCTACGGCATGACGCGCGTGGTGGATACGGCGACGGGTCTGCCTGTGGCGACATTCCAGGCGGGGTCGGGAGCGAGAGCGTGACACACAAACAGGCTGCGAGCATGGTGGCGTGGCTACAGGGCGTGCTCGGCATCGAGGACTGGTCATTTTCGGTTCTCATTCAGGACGAGTCGCCTGACTGGGCTGGTGAAACTGGGGTATTCGCGGGTGCGTGCAACGCGGTCCCGTCCTACAAGAAAGCGACAATCTGGATTTCGCCAAGCCACTGCGCGATGGATGAGGGCTGCACGCCAGAAAACACACTCTGCCACGAGGTTCTCCATGTAATGGCGCGAGACGCGAACATGGAAGACCACGACGCGGGCGTGAGCCACGAGAACGAGTTCTGCTGGACGCGCATCGGCAACTTGCTGGCGGATGCGTATGCGGCGAAGGTAATGCGGTAGGGGAGCATGGGGGAACGAGCACTAAAACTACTTCGCAAGCTGCGCAAGGACCGACCGGGGAATGCTGCCGACCGACGCTTCTTCTTCTCTCTGAAGGACAAACGGGCGCAGTCTGCCGTGTGGCACGCCTGCGCTGACGGCGACGACGGGTTGATCTTCTGGGTCAACACCTTCGCGTGGACGTATCGCCAGAAGAAGGCGCTGCCGGACGGGACAGAAATCTCTGTACTCGGCCAAGACTGCCATGTTCCCTTTGTGACGTTTGGGCGTCCCGTGTCCCAATGGGACGACGAGATATACACAGAGTTCCCCGAGCTTCGTGATGTCGAGCCCGTGCAGGATAAGGTGTTGCGGGAGTTGTGGCACGCGATCCACGACGGCCACGACGTGCTGATGGACAAGAGCCGCGACATGGGCGCGTCGTGGCTGTGTCTGTCGGTGATTGTGTGGTTCTGGCTCTTTAGCGGCGACAGTACGTTCAAGGTCGCATCCCGCAAAGAAGAGTTGGTGGACCGCGACGGCGATCCTGACTCCATGTTTTGGCGCATCGACTATATGCGGAACCGGCTACCGCGATGGATGTACCCGAAGATGGGGCGTCGCGACCGCACGCACATGCACATGCGGAACGACGGCAACAACTCCGTAATTGACGGAGAATCCACGAACAAAGACTTGGCGGTCGGCGGTCGGCGAACCGCGATCCTTCTGGATGAGGCCGGACGATACGATAAGTGTGAGAATATCGACCGGGGCACGTCCGACGTGACGGCCTGCCGCATTTGGAACTCGACCCCCACGGGCCGGGGCCACCATTTCGCGGAGATACGATTCTCCGGCAAGACCAAAGTGGTTACGCTCCCGTGGTGGGAACACCCAGAGAAGGGGCACAACCGCCGCCGCATTGTCACGGCTGACAAGATTCGCAAGTGGACTTCCCCTTGGTATGAAGACCAGGGACGGCGGCGTGCGTCCAAGAAGGATGTCGCGCAGAATCTTGACATTGACTACCTGTCTGCCGGGGACAACTTCTTCGACCTGGACGTGCTTCAACACCTTTTAAGCAGCGGACAACTGAAGAGCGCCCCTAGCGAGGGGGAAGTCCAGTTTCGTGTGGATACGCACAAGACTGGGGAGGTGTACGGTATCGAGGACATCCAGTGGGCACCGGGGGAAGGCCAGCAGCGACTCAAGGTCTGGTGCCCGCTGGAACTCGACCCGAACGCGGGCAAGATTCGCCCCACGCAAGACCATAACTACGTGGCGTTCGCGGACATTTCGCTGGGGCAGGGTGAGTCGAACAGCGTTTTGGATGTATGGGACTGCAATACCCGCGAGCAAGTCGCGCAGTTTGTAGACCCCGACATTCCGCCCCACAGTTTTGGGCACTACGCGGTAGCGGTTGCCAAGTGGTTCGGCGGCGCGTGCGGGTGGACGTTCTTGGGGTGGGAGCGCAACGGACCAGGCGACACGTTCGGCTGGGAAGTGTTGCGGGCGCAGTATCCGTACATCTACCACCAGAGGGACATTACACAGCAATCAGAGCCGCGCTCGAAGAAGTTCGGCTGGTGGAGTACCACCGACCGCAAGCGAGTGATGTTCGGAGATATGCGAACCGCCGTGGGCCGGGGCGAAATCAAGCTACGGTGCGAACATACCGTGTCTGAGATGATGATGGTAGTACTCGGCACGGCGAACGAGCCCATACAAGGGCCATTGGCTGAACTAGAGAGCGGGGCACGAAACAACCACGGCGACCGCGTAGTAGCGGCGGCGGGGTGTGTGATGCTGATGCACGAGCAGCCGCGAGCGAAGCCGCCCGATATGCCCGTGAAACAGGGCAGTTACATGGCACGACGACGAGACTACGAACAGAAGCAGAAAAAGCCAGCCGGACGCTGGTAGTCTGCTAGGAGGCGCATAGGGGGATGATTTCAACCAAGACTTCTGCCACCGACTTGCTGGATGCTGTCGAGCAGAGCGATAAGCGCCTTGACCGATTCGTCAAGAGCCGCAAGTTCTTTCTCGACCAGTACACCGGCAAGTACTACACGCGCGAATCCGATTTCGACAAGCCCGAGACGAAGAACCCAGAGCCTCTGAATACCATCTTCTCGATGGTGTCTACGATGGTGCCGCACCTGGCGTACTCCAACCCGCACACGCTGGTCACTACATCCAAGCCGGAACTACGATTCCAGGCGGAGTCGCTTGGGCTGGCGCTCGACCATCTCATTCGGGAAATCAACTTTGTAGACACCATGCGTATGGCCGTCACAGAGGCTTTGTTCTCGTTTGCGGTGATTCGGACGGGCTTATGCCCCGGCGCTGAGGTGGAGGGCCTGGGCGAGCCTGAAGGGTATCTACACGACATCGGCCAACCGTTCGCGGACCTGGTGGACGTGGCGGACTACATTCTCGACCCGAACTGCCGGTATCGGGAGCAGTGTGCCTTCGAGGGCAATCGGTATCGCCTACCGCTTGAATATGTGATGGATAGCGGCCTGTTCCAGAAGACGGACGGGCTGAAGGCGTACGAGCCCAAGGGCGAGCGTGGCACGGACGACTTGTCGCGTGGCGGGGCGGACCATTCGCGTCTGAACGAGTTCACGCAGTACATCGACCTGATCGACCTGTGGCTCCCGCACGAGAACGTGATTGTGACGATGCCCGTGGAGGAATGCGGGCCGTCGAAGTACATCAAGGAAGTGGACTGGGAAGGTCCGGAGCGCGGCCCGTACGAGATGCTTGGGTATCACTGGGTTCCCAGCAACGCCTTGCCGCTTGCCCCTGTGATGACGTGGTTCGACTTGCATATCGAACTGAACATCATGGCGCGGAAGATGGGCAGGCAGGCCGAGCGGCAGAAGACGGTTCTGCTCTATGAGCCTACGGCAGCGGAGGACGCCCAGACGGTCGTAAACGCCTCAGACGGCGATGCTATCCGAGTGCAGGACGTGAGCCGCGTGCGGGAAGCCAAGTTCGGCGGGCAGGACGCCTCTGTGATGGAGGCGATTGGCTGGTTCAAGAGCGCCACGTCGGAGATGGCTGGGAATATCGACTTGCTGGGCGGGAAGAGCGCTCAGAGTCCGACCGCTTCGCAAGATGCCATGCTGATGAACTCGGCCACACTCCGCGTAGACGATATGCGGGAGCAGGTGCAGTTGTTCACGAAACGCATCTGCGGGAAGCTGGCCGAGTACCTGTGGACGAATCCGCTGATTGACTTGCCCCAGACCAAGCGGGTAGGCGGCATTGAAATCGACTACGGCTTCAAGGCCGACGAACTCGACGGGGAGTTTCCCGACTACGACATTGACATCGAGCCGACGAGCATGGCGCACCGTTCGCCGGAGCAGCAGTATCAGAAGAAGGCCGAGTTCATTCAGAACATCCTGACGCCTTTGGCACAGTTGGGTCTGCCTATTGGGCAGGGCCTGGACTTGGAGAAGGTAGCGGCGAGCTTGGCGAAAGACTTGGACATCGCCGACGCGGACGAATGGTGGATTCCTGTCGAGCCGATGGGCGTAGGCCCTGACGGCGCGATGGGCGGCGAGATGGGACCGGAACCGATGGGTGGAGGCGCAGCGGGGGGAGCGCCTTCACCCACACAATACGCGCCGGACGGGGCTATGGAGGCCCCGGTGGCGTAGGGGGAGCATTATGCGTGAAGGGCTAGGAATCGACCCGAAGAAGTTCGACGCAGAGTACGAGCGCATCTTCGGCGAGCGCGACCCGTTGGACGTACAGAAGCGGGCGGGACACACGAAGCTCGTGGCGAGTTGCGGGCAGTTCCGTAGCGACACTAAGGGCCAGCGTAGTTTCAACGGGGGCGTCGCGCCGCACCAAATCGAGGCGGCACTGAAAGCCTACGGGGGTACGGGCGTGAAGTTCTGCCCGAAGACCGGGGACGCCATCTACAAGAACTCGGGCGTCCGGCGCAGGTACGTCGCGGCACGCGGCATGATTGACCGTGGCGACATTCAAGGCGGCCCATCCCGCCCCGGCGAGGGCGTGTACGGGAAGGTCGCGGAGCAGTTGAACCTTACATAGCAAGGCGATTGAGACGCGATTGTAGCTCAAAGGTAGAGAAGTTCGTAGTACGGCTTAGGCTGGAAACGGATCAGGTCTGGGTTCGACTCCCGGCAATCGACCTGACACATCCCGATTGAACGCGCCCCACTACCTGCAATTGTGCAGATGTCTGGGCGCTTGGGGAATAGAAGCATGAGTGAAGAGGAAACGCTGCACGCGGAAGACGAGGACGGCGACACTACCACGAAGTCAGGGCTGACGGACGAGAACATCGCGGCGATAGACGCCCAGATGAAAGCGACCTTCGGCGACGACGTGGATGACGAGCCGGACCCGGAACCCGAAGAGGAGAAGGAAGACAAGAAGGCCAAGCCGGACAGCAAAGCCGCCGAGGATGACGCTCCCGAGGACGAGCCCGACGCCACCAAATCCGATAAGGAGGAGGCCGCTGACGGGGAGGACGACGAAGACTCTACCGAGGACGACGACGCCGAAGATGACGCCGGACTGGATTCCAAGACCCTGAACGCGCTGAAGTCTGCAAAGCTCGACGCAGCCGAAATCGCTGAACTGGCGAAGAAGAACCCGGAAGTCATGCCGCTTGTCAACGCAATCCGCGAGATGCGGACGCGCGAAGGCAAGGCGTATGGCACGTCCGGGCGAAAAGACGCCGAGATCACCGAACTGAAGGCCCAGCTTGAGGAAGCGCAGGCCCAGCGCACCAAGCCCAAAGAAGACTCGGAGGAGCCGGACGAGTCCGACGCGGGCGACGAGGAAGCCATTTTCGACCCGGACATCTACGGGGAGGAACCGGCCAAGGCGTTGACGGCCATGCAGAGTGAGATGAAGGAACTCAGGGCCGAGCGTGACGAAACCCGGCAATTTATCCAAACCCAACAGGAGCGTCAGCAAGCAGAGAGGCTGGACAAGTTCTTCGCGGGGCTAGACGGGCAGATGTACCCAGAGTTCGGGGACGGCAAGTTCTCGGACCTACGGGACTCTGACCCAGACGCCCCCGAGTTCGCGGCCATGCAGAAAGTCGTCAGACTGGCAGTGCGTCAACAGGACGGCGCGGCCAAAAATGGCGAGGAACTGAGTGACCGCGAAGCGCTGGACGATGCCCTGCATCTCTACAACCCTGACGCCAAAACCAAGGCAGCCACGCGGGTCATCGCCCGCAAGGTCAAGAAACGCTCGAAGCAGTTATCAGCAAGACCCACGCGACGGTCTGGTGGACCCCCAAGCAAAGCAGCCAAGTACGACAAGCTCAATGCGGAGCTTGACAAGGCGGCAGCGGGCAACGCAGACATCGCGTACATGCTGAAAGGCGACGGGCCTGTGGAAGACTAAGTAGGGGAATCTCGGGGGTTGCCGAGGGGGAAATATCGTGAGTGGAATCGCTGACTCTGCGCTAGCCGATCTTCTGAAGACTACGCTGGCCAATCTGCCGTGGGACGGGAAGTTCACCGCCCTGATGAAGTATCGTTCGTACCCCGCCCTGAATCTGTTCCTGCGCAAGAAGCATGTGCTGGAATCGGGCGGCACTACCCTGGACTGGCGTGTCCAGTACAAGGACTCCGGCGCGGCTGCCTTCGTGAAGATCAACGAAGCCATCAGCCCGTCCGTGGTCAACACGATGGTCAACGCGACCGTTCCGTGGCGACACGCGAACACGCATTGGACCGTCAACCGACAGGAACTGATGCAGAACCGTGGCCGGTCGAAGCTGATTAGCCTCGTGCAGACTCGTCGCCTGGCTGGCATGGCATCGCTGGCGAACGCGCTCGAAGAGGCATTCTGGACTCAGATTCCTCTGACCACCAACGACCGGACCATCTACCCGGTCGATTACTTCCTGCCGAAGATCGGCACGGCGGGCGACGCCGCTGGCTTCAACGGCGAGAACCCGACCGACGCGGCCGGAAGCTCGTTCGCGTCCTGTTGCGGGATCGACGCCAGCGCGGCTGCGTACAGCCGGTGGAAAAGCTGGAACGGCTCGTGGAGTGCCGGGGCCACGGCCACCAACCCGACGATCACGGACGCCGACCTGGCCGTGATTCGCAAGATGTACCGCCAGATTCACTTCGAGGCACCGGGCATCGTGGATATGCCGAACGAGCCTGCTCGCTCGCTTCGGTTCTACACCAACGACCAGATGATCGGCGCGTTGGAAACCACGGCGGACGCTCGCAACGACAACCTGGGCTTCGACGTGGCCAAGGTCGCCGGGATCATCTCGATCAAGGGCGTTCCTGTGGTGTACGTGGGCAAGTTGGACTCCGACACCACGCACCCGCTGTACGGCATCAATCACAGCGTCTTCCAGACGTGCGTGCTCAAGGGCGACTATTTCCGCGAGCACGATCCGATGTCGGACGTGACACAGCCCAACACCCTCACGACCCACATGGACCTGACGTTCCAGAACAAGGTCGATGACCGACGGCGCGCGGGTGGCGTCATCAACCGGCCTGCGTAATCGCAGCCGGAGACAGTAGGGGAACCGGGCGGTTCCTGACAAACGGGGACCGCCCATCAATTTCATAGCTCCGAGGGGAGCGTCACCAGGAGGTCCAAAAAATGGACACTACCTACGAAGCATCAGAGAAGCCGTCCCAGAAGCGCGTTCGGCTCATCAACACCGTGGATACCACCAAAGAGGGGTATCCCGTCTGTTACAACCGCGACACCACCACGGGCGACTCGGCCAAGGCGGTCGATTTCTACCGCGCGTACGAAGTCGAGAAGCCTACGACCGCCAACCTGAAGTACTTTGCGGGCGTGATCGCTGCGAAGTCCGCCAGCATCGTCGGCGAGTCGGCTGGCGTCGAAATCACCATCAACGTGCCGACCGACGCTGGCGTGGTCTGCAACGTCCACACGGGCCTGACTTGCACGTTGGGAACCACGAAGCTGGCCTTGACTGGCGCTACGTGGGCCTTCGGCGCTGAGTCTGCTGCCGCCACTACGTGGGCCACGGCGGTTCAGACCAGTACCAACCGCACCGGCACGCCCGGCCCGGTCCTGGCTGTTCTGGGCAATGCGGAGACTGCTCTTGTCGCCGCAACTCAGGGCACGCTGGTCCGTCCGACCGGCGGGACCACGGGCGCAACGGTGGGCCTGGTGAACGTGCCTGGCACTGGCTACTCGACGCTGGTGGTTGCGGCCATCGAGGACAACTTCACCAAGATCGTGACGAACTCCGCGCAGGTCACGGTCGACATCGCCGCCATCGTCACGGCCCTGAAGAAGAAGGGCATCATGTCGAAGGCGTAAACCTTCTCGCGAAGGCATGGGGCCGTTACGTTTCCTCGGCACTTATTGATATGTGCCTATGTTTTGTAACGACTCCTAGTCGTATCTTCAACCAAGGAGGTTGAACCACTTCCTTGTTCCAGTGGGCCTTGGGGGGCGCGATAGGCGTCCCCCTTGGCCCCGCCCTTTAGAGGACATGACGTGGCGAACTTCTCCTACCATCTCGGCCCGCTCGTCTGGAAGGACGATGAACTCGGCGGCTCGTACTGCGCCCCGGCTGGGTACGTGGGTCTATTGGACCTCGGCTCGATTCCCGCTATGTCTGTGCAGGCGAGCGACCGGCCCGTCGCCCTGATCTGGACCCCGCCCGGCATGGTGCTGGGCACTGGATATGCCGCACTCGGGACGGGCGACTGTCGAGAACTTGCATCTAGCGCGGCCATGATGTCCGCATGGGAGTCGCTGTCGGGCTGGGAACCGCAAGGCGATACGTTGGTCGCTCTACTTGCCGACCATCTAATCCGAGGCGGCGACCCAGACGGACTGGACGGCCCTCGCCCGCTTCGCCCTGGCCGTGATGGACTTCTACAGATTCACATGCAGGGGCATAGCCGAGTCTGGGCCGAGCGGTTTAAGTGGGGCGTGCACCCGCACACGAACAAGCTCAAGCAGATGGTCAAGGCGTACCTCAAGGAATGCCGCAAGGCCGCGAAGCGAGGGGAGTACATCAACCCGCTACTCGGCCATCAGGTAGACACCGACTTCCATCTCGCCATTGCGCAAGCCCACATGGAGAAGGCGAAGAAGTGGGGCGTCACGGACTTCGAGGAGTTCCGGCCCGACGACTGGTCGAAGGCCGAGAAACCCAAGAAACACGGCACGACGCTGACGGACACGTTCAACCGGAGCGACTCCAATTCGCTCGGCACGGCGTCGGGCGGATTCTCGTGGGCGTCGGTGTCTGGCGACTGGGACATCTCGTCCAATACGGCAATCGTCGGCACGGCGAACAGCGGATCATCCGCCAGGGCAGACAGCGACTTCGCGTCGGATGGGCACTACTGCCAGTTTGACCTGACCACGCTCACGGCGGGCAATCTGTTGATTGTCGCCACATGCGTTAGGTTTAGTTCCAGTGCAGACACGCACTACAATTACCGCGCCATGCGAAATGACGAGGCGTATACAGACCTACTCCGCAAGACGATTGCGGGCACGCCCACGACAGTCGCGGGGGCGTCTGCCCTGACGCTTGGAACGCTCCCAAAAGTGATGTACGTGGAGTTCACCGAGGCGGACGCCTACACCTGCAAGTACGACGGCAGCTCGCGATTCACCGGGACCGACACGTCCATCACTGGCAACACGCGAGCCGGGCTCCTGGGCTACGACTTCGTCCTAGAAGGCATCGCCGTGGACAACTTCGAGGCGGGGGACTGGGCATCCGGCTCCGCCAGACCCAAGATCAATAACAGTCTCGCCCACGGGCGCGGGAGGCTTGTCGCATGAATTACCTCGGCGACTTCGCGGAAGATGTCACGGTCTATGCCTGGTGGGACTCGAACGACGGCGACGGTGCCTCCATCACGCGAGCGACAGACGGCACGATCAAGGTCCGGCGCGACGATGGCACCGACTGCACCGGCTCGAGTGTGACCGATACAGAAGACACGCCGGATACGGGCGTGCATTCCATCGCGATCGATTCGTCGGACTCCGCCAATTTTGCCGTCGGGCATGACTATCTGATCTGGCTCGACGGCGCGACCATCGACAGCCAAGTCGTCAACGCGGCCATCGCGAGTTTCTCGATTGAGAACCGATTCGCGGAAGTGGACCTGACTCAGATCGGCGGCGTGGCACAATCCGCTACCGACCTGAAGGACTTCGCTGATACCGGCTACGATCCCAGTACGCACGTCGCCAAGGCCGACCTGCACTACATCCTGGCACACCTGCTGACGCAGACGGGCACGCAGGTAGCCGATGCGTTCCAGAAGATGTACGACGTGGCCGCGCCCACCGCGACCTGCCTCAGTCTGCCCGATGCCGTTCCGGGTGAAGCGGGCGGCGTGTTCATCGCAGGCACGAATGCCGCCACGGCCATCACGACGGCACTCACGGCCAATATCATCGGTGACGTCACTGGCACGATCACAGGCAACCTAATCGGGACCGTGTCAACGCTTACGACCTACACCGGCAACACGCCGCAGACCGCCGACAACAACACCATCCTGGC